CAGAATAAACGTTCTTGATGATGTATGTGTATGAACGGGAGTGAATCATCTCCATAAACTCCCAGACCTTCATACAGGCTTCCAGTTCAGGCAGTGAACAGTATGGTGCAAATGCCATACCAGGCCCGCGCCCCTGAACAGAGTCCAACATAATCTGATACTTCAGATTGGAAGTAAAGATGTGTTTCTGTTCTGGTCGAAGAGATTGATAGTCACCACGATCCTTCTGTAGAGAGACCTCTTCAGGTCTCCAGAAGTATCCAAGTTGTTGTTGAGTCAGTTTTTCAAAGACAGGATATTTGGAACCATCATATCGTTGTACTCCCAAAGGTTGCCCAAAAAACATTGGTTGTTTCTTAGTATCAACATCTTTTGTGTTGAAAACAGTCATACCTTCCATTTAATTTCCCTCTTAGATTTTGCAGGACTCACAATCTTCTTCTTGAACAGAAGTAATCTCATCCAACAGTTTACTTAAACTTTCTTTGGTGTCAACCTCATCCGTCTTCATATCATTGGTGTTTTGATAGTAGGAAGTTTTCCAACCGTACTTGTATGTAGTCAGAAAGTCAGTTGCCATTACCGACACAGGAACTTCATTATCGGCATAATGTTCTGGATTATATGACCAGTTTCCAGAAATCGCCTGATCAAAGAACTTTTGCATAACAGCAACAACGTTAATATAACCAGTATTGCTAGGCATATCCCAGAGGAGCGTATAATGATTCTTAAGAGTCTGATACTGGGGAACAATCTGTTTGAGTGGGCCCTTCTTCGACTTCTTAATGGACAGATAATCTCTGGGTGGTTCGATTCCATTGGTAGCGTTTGACACAACGGAACTGCTCTCCGAAGGCATTTGTGCGGACAGTGTTGAGTTCCTAAGACCGTGTTCCAGGATGGATGCTCTAAGTGACTCCCAATCATAATTAAGGTGGTGAGGTACGATTTCGTCTACTTCTTTCTTGTAGGTGTCGATGGGAAGAATTCCATCAACATATTTGGTACGGTCAAAGTAACCACATTTACCTTTCTCTTTGGCAAGTTGATTAGATGACTTCAACAGATAATATTGGAACGCTTCAGTTAACCCGTGTACAATGTGTGACGATGCACCATCAGAATATTTCACTTGATGTTTGGCAAGGAAATGAGCCAAACCAATGTATCCAATACCCAGAGACCGTCTGTTTTCCGTTGAAATACGTGCGGCCTCTACTGGATACCCTTGATAGTCAATAAGTTCGTCCAGGGCGCGTACAGACAGGTCACAGAGTTCTTCCAGATCGTCCAGGTGTTTGATTCTTCCTACGTTAACAGCAGAAAGAATACACAATGCAATCTCACCGTTAGGATCATCGATGTGTTGAAGTGAATTTGTAGGTAGAGTGATCTCTTGACAAAGATTACTCATATTCACTTTGTCCTTGAAGGATGAGTGAGAATTGCAATGGTCGATGTTCATAATGTAGAGACGACCTGTCTCAGCCCTTTCTTTAAGGAGGTTGAGAATGAGTTCTTGTGCTTTAATAGTTTTTTTCGGAATGGACGAATCTTTCTCATATTGTAAGTAGAGATCATCAAAACCAGGGAGTCCGAAAGCATCATATAATCCAGGTACATCGTGTGGGGAGAAAAGTGTGATCTCACCGTCTTGAATGAACCTTTCATAGAAAAGTTTACTGATTTGAATTGAGTAATCAAGTTTACGAACACGATTATCCTCCGTACCTTTATTGTTTTTAAGAACAATAATATCTTCTATCTCTTGGTGCCAGATTGGGAAGTGGACAGTCGCTGATCCACCACGGATGCCATTTTGAGTGCAGCATCGGACAGTCGCTTCAAACTTCTTGAGGAATGGGACAACACCCGTGTGTTGAACTTCTCCACCTCTGATTTTAGCGTTGATGCCCCTGATGCGGCCTGCGTTGATACCGATACCCGCCCTTTGTGCAACGTATCGGCCAATAGCCATATCAGAACTAAAGATACTATCGAGGGTGTCATCAACATCAACAAGGACACAACTAGCAAATTGTCGAAGCGGAGTTCGCACTCCCGCCATAACTGGTGTCGGGATGTTGATTTTGTGTTTGGAGATTGCATTGTAATAACGGCGAACGTAATCTAAACGTTTTTCTCTTGGATATCTAGCAAAGATAGTCAGAGCAATCATCATATATGCAAACTGAGGAGTTTCATAAACTCTTCCAGAACTACGATCCTGTACCAGGTACTTATCTACTACTTGGCGCAGGCCTGCATAAGTAAAGAGATAATCACGTTCGTGATCAATAAATCTTTCCGCAGTTGCAATTTCATCCTCCGTATAGTTCGAAAGAATCTCCTCATCATATACTCCATTCTTAACACACTTTTTAATATGATCATAGAACTTCGGCGTTTCGTGCATCTTCCCAAAGAGACTCTTGCGAAGAGAGAAGAGAAGAAGTCGAGCAGCCACATATTGATAGTTTGGATTGTCCAAACTGATGAGGTCACTTGCCGAACGAATCAGAATTTCTTGAATCTCAGCGGTCGTAATGCCATCATAGAACTGAATACCAGAAGTCATCTCAACTTGCGAAGCAGATACGCCAGCAAGATCCTTACAGGACTCATCTACCATCTTATGCATCTTTTCCAAGTCGAGCAGTTCAATTGAACCGTCACGTTTTTTTACTTTGATGCCGTTTGTCATACCTTCTTCCAATAATTGAGTTTAAGTTTTGCTTCTAAACCTTGATAGGTGTTAGATTCTATCACACGTTGCACGTCTCGTCCAGCGAGAATCATATCGTTAATATCTTTTTCTTTTATGTCAGAATCCCAAATGACGACTCTTTCTCCTCTATCAATGGTACGGGAGATACGGGATACAATTTCTGCATTTCGCGGTTCGTTATCATAGATCCACACACGATTGCCAATGCCCCAGTCATCAAGATGAACATCACTTCCACACATAGCAATCGAATTGCGAATGAAGAGTGAGTCGAAGGGCCCTTCGACAATGTAAACTGTTTCTTTTTCATTTACTCGATCCAACCCGTATAGTTTTGGTTTGTCCTCAAGCATAACCGTGATGTACCGTAGTTGGTTTCTGGGATCAAGCGATCTCCCTTGATAACCAAACAGATCTCCATCAGAGTCTCTGAGAGGAATAATAATTCTTGCGTCGTCGTTGTTGGTTTCCTTGAAGATTTTCTTGTGTTTGTTAGTCCACTCTTTAAAGTTAGGGCAGAAATACAGTTGTCTAAGATGTTCTTCGGAAATGCCACGGTCAACAAGATAACGCTTTGCTGGATGCGTAGTATTTAGTGATGAGATCTTATCAAGTTCATCACAGATATCTTTATCCTTAAACTTAGGTGAATCAAATATAAAATTTGGTTCAGGTGTAACAGTTCCTTTTCCAGTTAAACCTTCAGTATAACGTTCCAACACATATTCATCGTACAGAGGTCTATCTCTGTCCTTCAGAAAATATGTAAACGAGCGAGACATTCCGCAGTTGTGACACTTAAAATTGTAGTCAGTTTTTGTGCGGTAAATGTATCCTCTAGTTTTGTTTTTGTTTCTTGTTGAGTCGCCACAATACGGGCAACGAAAGTTATAAAGACCTTCTCTGACTTTCTTAAACTTCTCTAGTCGAACCGAAATGAGACCAATATATTTTGCGTCAAGATAACTCACGAACAAGAGGGCTAACTTGTTCCATTGTACCAGAAGTTTGAGTGGATGACAATGACTTGAGGTTGATGATCTTGGTATTAACTAAGAATGTGATGACTGCAATAGCACCAATTGCAGACCAGACTTTTCTTTCTAAAAAGTTTATTTTAGCAAGCAACTTGTTATTGTCGTCGTCAATTTTGTCGCGTAACTTATCAAGTTTGTCAAATAATATTTCGTCGGTTTTTTCCTGTTGGGATATTCTTTCTTCATGGACGGCGAGCATACGAGATACATTCGTATTTACCTCGCTCATTTTCATAATTGTATGGTCTAGTTTTAAAACTAAACGTTCAAAGTCAGTTATTTTTTGTTCCAGAATTGCAACCTTAATTTCCTCAGACATTTTTGATAGACCTTAAGACATTTTTGCCTTTCATCAGGTCACGGTACATTTTAACATATCCCTTTGGATAGTTTTGATATCTTTTCTTTCTTCTATCTACGGTTCCAAGTACAGGATCATAACCAGCAACAGGGCCTTGTGGAGCTGCAGCACCAGTGTATCCACCGGCACCAACAGACATTGTTGGTTCCTCTTGCAAATATCGAACAATATTAATAATTTTCTCTAGGCGATAGTCCATCAGACCTTGTTAAGTAACTCTAAACAATGAAGATCTACAGGTATATCATTAATAATTGATTTAGGGTATTCTGGTATTCTTTGTAAAAACATCAGAAATGTTTTAAGAACCGACCAGAGATCTCTATCAATTTTATAAAACAACAACGGTGTTGCTGCATCATCAAATACATTGTATAAACAGATGAAATGATTTAAAAGAAGGTGAGTTTTAAGTTCACCAGTCTTCTTGTATCGTTTCAAAAGACGTTTGATATACTTGAACTTTTTTAAGTCCTCGTAAAAATCTTCCTGAGTTACAGCTTGAGGATTCTCATAATGTTTAATAGCAAACATTAGATAGTTATCTTCATTCAATTCATCAAATCTCATACCATACTATCAGGAACGTCCAGCGTCAGTTGGATAAGGAATCGAAGGAGTTTGATTGATGGCGCTAAGACCTGTAGAAATACCAGACATTGCCACCAGAACCTCATTCTTTACTCTCAGGTTTCCGTGATTATCAATGTAGGTGGTAACACCAACCCAACCTTGATGAGTAGCGGAATAAGTTGTTGATGAAGTTGTGGAAATACCATAAACAACGGCATCAGCATCAGTTCTTCTATGAGAGAAAGCTGAATCAAGAACCGAATAACTAGGCAGTCTGCTGATGGAGATGTGTGTGGTAAAACCAATTGCACTCATACCAGCACTTGATCCAATGGTAATCGATCCACTGTTAGCAATTGAAACGATAACAGCATCACCATAGTAGGTGTGACCAGCACCCGTAACACCTCTACTTGGAGCACCGAAACGAATTACGTCACCAGTTCTAGCACAACCAGCAAGACCAAATGAGGTTCCAGTGCCTGTTACAACGATAGATCCATTATCAGCAAAGGTGCTTCCGACAGTAACTCTTGCTGTACTCAGAGATGGTACTGAATCGGTATCCGCCCAAAGAGCCATGTTTCCTTACCTATAGAATTCCTTGTATAATGATATTTATAAAAAAGGGAGACCCTACTTTTTGGCTCCCTTGTAGACCACTATTCTTAAAAAGTTAATTACAAAACATAAAATACTATTTTCTTTTAAATTTTTGTTCCTACCAATCCATTCAGAAAGAGTAAGAAGAAATCCAAGAAGAACAGTCAATCCCCAGTTGGTGACTAAACAGGTAATCATCCCTCAGTTTGTGGAGTAAAGAGTTTATCCTTAACCAGTTCATAGACAACATTATCAATACTGTTATCTGTACTGTCAACATACTTTTTGAGAAGATCCAGTACAAGATTTTTAACTGCAGGATGAGTTGCAATCGAAATCAGAATTGGTTTTACAACCGATACTACTGCTCCCATAGTTACCTCCGTAAGAGAGTATCCTGGGTTATTTAGAAGAACTATTGTGGATTTTGTCTTCTTCCGATCTTACCGCCTGGTTGATCTGGGAATCCGAGACCAGGTAAACCACGTCTTCTCTTTCCATCTGGTCTACTACCAGGTTTTCCAGTTCCTCTTAAGGTTGGTGGAATAGTGGGAGTAAGTTGTGGAGATGGTTGTCTTTGTAATCTAGGAGCGGCACCTTGTCTTGTACCAACTGCGGTTCTACCTGCCTTTCTTTGTTTTTCGGCTTCGAACTCAGCTTGAGTAAGTTGTTTGACTTTACCCGTGACTGGATCCATCGTACTGATGGTGGTTCCTTTCTTAATGGGTTTCAGAGCCTCAAGTTCCTTCTTAGAGATTTCCATTTCTCTACTTACTCTACCCAGTTCTTGACCAAGAGCAAGCCCTTGAGTTACCACTCCAGCGATGTCTTTTTTATAAACTGAACGAGCAAGACCAGTTCCCAATCCAAGTAATTTTGGAATTCTATTTGGGCGACCACCAGGTACATTCATATCAACTTTGACTTTAGTAACCTTATCGGGAGCAACTAAAGCACCAGGTTTTGTGGATGGAGCTAATGCACCACCTTTTGACTTGGTTGCCTTTGGAGGCAGAGCACCTTTTACTTCTTTTGCTGGAGGTAACGCTTTGGTACTTGGTCCAGCTTTCGGTTCTGGTTTTGGAAGACCATATTGTTTTTGTGGTTTCTTTGGAAACTGTTTCCAAGGATCTCTTGCAGCACCAGATACAGGTCTAGTTCCTTTTATAGCTTTTGCAAGATCTTTAAATCCTGCTTCTTTTCTTTGTTGTTTTGCAATATCAATTGCAGCATCTTGTGCAGCAGATGCTCTTCTTTCTGCACCTCTACCAAATGATTTACCCATACCTGGGAAAGATAACTGACCCTTTGGTGTTTTTGGTGGAGTTTCACCTTGTATCTGTTTTAAGACTTTTGGCCCTTCTTGTTTAGCAAACTTATCAACGGCCTTACCCATTCTCTTTTCAAGAGCTTTTCTTCCCTTCGATTGTTTTTGCATCTGGGAGAGAAGTTCACTACCAGCCTTTCTAACTTCTTTTCCTCTAGATTGTCTTGCAATTTGTTCCTTCTTTTCAACAGCTCTTCTTGCAGAAGCCTTTAAGGCTCTTTTTCTACCTGCAGTCAGTTCTGCACCAGAACCAGGTTCAACTCGGAGTGGGTTTTGACCTACACCACCAGAAGATTGAGCATACTTTCTAAGAATAGAAGCTTCTCTCTTACCAATTGGAGTGGCGCCTTTAAACTTACCACCAGTCAGAGTTTGACCTTTAAGAGATTTCGTTTGACCAGCTCCAGGTTTTCCACCTGCACCACTTTTTTCTTCAGCAGCTTTACCAGCGATGTCAATATCAAACTGTTGAACTTGTTTGCCAGAAACTGGTTCGTTAGTTTGATACTTATCGATTCTACTGGTTTTTAAAAGTCTCTTCAGTTTTTCCCGAGGATCTTCTTGACTTGAAGGTTGTTGTTTTTTGATTGTTCTTTTACCAGTTCCAGGCAAACTAGGTTGTACAACTTCAGCTTCTGCAATAATGCCACCAAAAGCCTCTGCAACCAAAGAGAGATCTAACTCCTCTCTATTGAGCATCTGTTTGTGTTTTTTACTTACAACGTCTTTGGTTGTTTTTGGATCTTCATCATCTTTAGGGGGCATCACCACACAGTAGGGCGACTTAGGCGATACCCCACTTACTTTTTTACTTCTTCGTCAAATGAAAGATCGATTCTCCAGTTTGAATAACCTTCTTTCATTCTTTTCTTTGCAATCGCCTTACCGATTGCCTTACGACGATTATGCAGATACTTATCCGACTTATCAGTGTCACCATCATTATCGATGTCGGAATCTTCTTGACCAACTGCATCCATCGCTTCCTTCATAGCCATCTTAGTTGCGGTTGCGTACATTACTTCTTTAGCTCTTGATCCATAACGTTGTTCAAATCCCTTCTTGGATTTCTTCATACCCTTTACATATTCTTCTCTCTTCTTCATTTCACCTTCGGTCATTTTTTTCTCGTCAATGATTTCGATTTCTTCTTTCATTTCATTGTGCTTTGGATCTTTACCAATTTCATCGAATCTCTTTCTCTCGGTTTCTCTATTAATGGCACTGACAATCTTCGATGATCTTTCCATTGCCTTTTCTTTCTTCTTACCTTTGGAAGCGAGAGCGGTTCTGGCAAGATTACCAGCCTTACGATACATCTTGGACTTGGGAAGATCTTTCTTCTCTTCACCAACCAGTTCAAGTTGTTCCTTCATATCGTCATCGTCATCTTCTTCTTCTTTCTCCTTCGACCAACCACCTTGCATCACACCTCTCATTGGGATCTTTGTCTTCTTACGCTTCTTCTCTGGCATATCACTGCCAAGTTTTTTATCTCTCATACGATCATACTCTTCCTCACCAAGAAACTCTTCACCAAGAAGTTTTTTCTTAGCAAGAGCCTTAACAGGAGCTGAAGCGGGTGAAGAACCCAAGAGGGACATATAAACTTTTTTCACTTCCTCTTTATTTGCACCAGGCTTAACTTTTCCCTTAGCCTTATACTTGATGTCAGAGGCTAACTGTGATGCCTGTTTTTGAATATTTGTAGCACCAGCAGCGTGACCTTTACGCACCGTTGTTGGGGCAGCTTCATGGATGGAAAGGTATGCATCCATTAACGATTTGTCAAGTTTGTTAGAGCTTTCAGGAAACATTTCTCTTGGCACGTTTTCTTCTAAATTTATTTATAAAATTAAGAATGGGTGCGTTGCTTGTAAGACGTTGCACATATTCACGATACTCATCAGTCGCAACTAATCTCTGATCAGAAGGAACACCCGAGACATCTGTAAACTTTTCAGTGATGTCTTTGATCCAAGACTTGAACATAATATTATCTTCGGTTACGGCAATGATGTAATTTGCACCTTTACGAATAATCTTACCAACTAATCCAGTGTTATCGTTCTCAACCAAGTCACCAACCTGAAAGAGATTACCTTTGATGTAATTCTCTCTCAAAGTTTTCCATTCAAACTTAGGAGCGATTCTCCACATTTCAGTTTGAACTTCTTTCTCTTTCACTCCCATATTCTTTCTCAGAGTTGCATATAACTTCTGAGTGTTTTCATCATCAAGGGCTTTGGGTACACCTTTTCTAAAGGTATCAAAATCACCCTTCACGGCAGCTGCACGAAGTTTCGATGCAGACATTCCTTCAACACCCTCAGATTCTGCATCTCTTTCTCCTGCAGAGATCACACGAATGCGATCAAAATCATACAGGTCTCCATTGTATTTGTTTGCAAGATTCTCAAACTCTTTAAGTCGATCAGCACCAACAACGATGTTTACAGTTTTGGCACCACGACCATAGGCACCTTTAAGAACATCAAAGATTGTTTTTGCACTTGGATCATTTACAATATGTTCCGCGTGTTTGGGGAACATTGATTGCATATAGGAGATCTTAGTGTTTGGATCTAATGGATTCTTCTTCGGATCATTTGATCGAGAAGGATAGATGATGTAGTCTCCTTTACCTGCAACTTGTTTTACACGATTCAGAAGTTTTTCGTGACCAACAGTAGGAGGATTGAAACGACCAAATGCAATCGTCAGATCTGCAGCCTCTCCTTCTTTCTTTCGAATCTCTTCTCTTTCAGCCTTTTCTTGTTCTGCAGCAGCTTGTTGTTGTTGAACTCCAATCTCAGCCCTTTCTTGTGGAGTTGGAGGGCGTTGTTTGCCGAAAAACTTTAATTTTCCGTTCACAGTTTTAGCGACAAGATTACCATCACGATCATACCAGTCGCCGTGACCATCTCCTTTCAAGCCCATTTGTTTGGCTTGATTAGATGCTTGTGTCACAACTTCTGCAATAAATTGACTAAAACTCTTCATTACTTTTTAATATTACAGATCTTTTGTTCGTATATGTAGATATTTATTCTGTCACAATTTCAGATATATTCTTTGACGGTTCTTCCATCTCTCGGGTTGATTGTAATTCTGGCACCTTTGATACCGTGATCACTACGGTCACCTTTATAGACTGCAAGGAAAATTGGTTCGTATCCTCCTGTTATTGAACTACCATTTGCATTTTCGTGAGCAGATCCAATCAGTTTATACAATGATCCTTGTTTAACCAATGTTACTTTTCCTTGTAATGTTACATCCACATTATTGATACCTGGTTGAGAACCAAAGTTCGATCCATATACTGCTAGTTTTTGTAACTTCTCATCTTTAATTTTTCTCCCTAACGTTGATGCTGGTGGTAATCCATTTGAATATCTTCTTTTCAGATCATTGATAAACGCTTGAGTTTCTGGATGTGCAAAGATACCAGGTTCAACTCGTTGTGATGTTCCAGACCATTGTTGAAATCCTCTTGGATTGTTTCCATCTTTGTGTGAAATGTGCCCTACTGGATTTCCTCTCGTATCAACAAAACTAAAGTCAGACTTTGGTGTTCCTTTGGTTGAAGTTACTGATACAACTTCATAGATATTTTTTCCAACTTTGACACGAACAAAATCAGATCCATCCTTTTCTTTGATCTTATCTAATTGTTCATTCAAACTTCTTACTTCTGCATCTTCCGCAGCGGTTGTTCTCTGTGTTCTACCAGAGAACTCAGAGTCTTTATAAAGATCAGTAAGTCTTATTTGACCTCTTGTTGAGGTGGGTAAGACAATACTTGTACCTTGTTTATACAGTTCAAGACCTTTAAGATCTTTGACTGTTTTTGCAATTGATTTATCTAACTTTACTTTCTTTCCATTACCATTTGCAACGATAAAATCTTTACCAGTTTTTATCCTGTTGAGAAAGATATTAAAGTTATTTCTTTTGTTAAGTTCTGCAGGTGATAATCCAGCCATTGGATACAAAAAGACCCCTTCTAGTATTTAGAAGGGGGTTGTATCATCGATCGTCAGATGCTCGATTTTCAGAGAAGTAAACATCAAAAGCACCTTCAGGATAACGCTTGAGAAGTTTTTGAACATTACGAGCAACAACATCATCAAGTGTCGTATCCAGTGCCATACAAGCTTGGGCAACATACCACATAATATCACCCAGTTCAATGATCAAGTGTTCACGATTATCTTCGGTATAGGGTTTACCTTGGAACACCATCTTCTTCACGATCTCCATAAACTCACCACCTTCGGCATTGATACCAACGGCAGCGGTCAGAAGTCGTTCAATATTCGCACCTTTTTCATCCAGAGCAACTAGACGATCAGAGAGGGCAAGAAAGTCTTTCGATGCATCAGAAGTTACAGCATCTACAAACTCGGCATACTTATCAAAATTAACGTGTTTTGCGGTTTCCATCAAAACTTAAATCCCTCGAACTTTTTAGTAGTTTTTCTTTCTTCAGTATTATACTCTTCATCTTGACCATTGTCAAGAATGTCGTGTTGTGCTGATTGTTCACAATCATACAGTCTCATCTTTGCACGATCAATACCAACAACAAATCGTTTGTTGATCGTGGGATCGTTATAACGATTCTTCAATTGTTTCACCATAATCTGACCCAGTTGTTCCAACTCTTCTGTACTGATGAGAGCAAACATAAGATCGGCGGTAGCAGGAAGACCGAACGATTCTGAAGTGTCAGTGAGTTCAACGTCAGAAGAACCATATCCAGAACGAGTGGTCTGAGTGGCAGAAACAATCGGAACATTAAATTCAACGGCGAGACCCCTAAGTTCCTCAGCAATTGACTTGACAAATGTGTAGGAATTGATATTACTATTACCACGGTATCTGGACGATGCACAGATATTCAGATAATCGATAAAAATAATATCAGGTCTAAATGACTTCTTAAGAGCAAGTTCATTAAGAAGGGCTTTGAAGTGACCACTATGGGCAGAGGCAGTTGGGTATTCTTTAATGATCAACGATCCTTGTGTTTTCTTTGCAAGGTTGTTTACCTTGGTTTCAAACATTTGTTTGGGGAGATCGATGATTTCCTGAATGTTGACGTTAAGAAGGTTGGCGTCAATTCTTTCAGCAATTCGTTCCTCCGCCATTTCAAGAGTGATGTACAAAACGTTCCGGCCTTGCAATAGGACGGAAGAAGCCAAGTGGCACATAAAGAGACTCTTTCCGACACCCGTACCAGCCAGAGCGATATTGAGAGTCTTATTAGGTAAACCACCTTTTGTGATCTTGTTAAAGTAATCCAGGTCGAACTCGATTCGGTCTTCCTTCTTGTGATACGATTCATAACGTTGTTCGTAGTCTTCTAAGTAATCGTGACCAATGTGTTTGTTAAATGATACGGCTAAGGCCTTTGAGAGAATATCTGGAATAGCATCTCTTGTCTTCTTTGGATTCTCGTCGTTGGCGATTTGAATCGATTCCATCAGTGCAAGATAGATAGCACGATCACGACACCACTTCTCAGTGGTATCAACAATCCAGTTAAAATCACACTCAACATCTTCGAGAGAGTTAATAATCTTGTTGATATTTACAAGTTCTTCTTGTGTAACATCACTTCGATTTTCTACCTCAATCGATAAGATTTCTGGGCTAATTAAACTATCATAACTGACTGCATACTTTGCGATCTGTTCGTAGATAACTCGTTCCTCTCTATTATTAAAATAAGGAGGTTCAATGAAAGGAAGAACCTTTCTTAGGTAGTTTTCTTTGAACACCAAGTTGCGAAGGATAATATTCTCGATTCGATCCATTTTCGACAATTCTCAATTTAAAGTTTTCAATCACAAGAAGATACCTCTTCGCATCTTCAAAAGTTAAATCATTATGTTGGGATAATATTATCCATTTACCCTCTCTCTTATTATAACACTCTAGTCTATAACTATTCTCCGTACGAAAACTCTTTCCTAGCAATTTGATCAAGTTGTTCCATAACTTCATCAGTGAAGTATTCTTCTGGGTTTGCAAGAATTTGTTTTCCATAAATTTTCTTGCCGTCTATTTCATATCTTCCAGCTACATTTTTCCATAATCCACCAATCTCACCAAGTTCAAGTAGCCCATAATATCTATCAAGACCACGTTCGTCATAATAAAGACGAACTTCAACTTGTTGATTCTCCTTACTCAGACGCGACTTAGCAGTCTTAGCTTTGATAATATTGCCGACCACTTCTGTTCCATCTTTCTCTTTCTTTTTGCTGAGATAGATGATCGTAGATGCTGCGTATTTGAGTCCAGAACCTCCTCCCATTTCTTTAGTTGGTACGTAAGCTCCGATGACATCGTATGTATGATTTGTGACAATGAGCGGGACATTTGCTTGACCTAGTTTCAGAGTTAACATTCGGAATGCACCTTTGACCAGTTGTGATTTGGTCATATCACGAACTTGTTTGTCGTTCAGTGCATCAGTGATTTCTTTCTCAGTAGAAAGCATACCCAGTGAGTCTAACACAAACATACAGGGTTTGCGTTCTTCTACAGGTTTTTTTAAGTAAATGTCTACCGCCTTAAGGGCCTTGGTACGAAACTCTTCAACAGTAACAACATTGACGACAACGAATCGAGAGGTATCAATACCACGAGATTCAATCAATGACTTGTTAACGGCAGCTTCAGTATCAAAGTAGAGACAATAACCATCGGGGTGATTATCAAGAAAATTCTTAACCACAGCGAGAGAAAAGAAAGTCTTTCCAGTAGAAGACTCTCCAGCAATAGCAGTAATCTTATTCCCAGATACACCACCAAATATGCTACCTGAAACCAGTGCATTAAAAATGTATGAACCCGTGTCAACATAGGTTTCAGTATCATCAATGTCCGAAGCTAATTTAGTATAGTCGTCACCGATTTCTTTTACAATTTCTTTCAGAAAATCCATTAGGCTACCATCCCGTATTGTTCGCGTAAGATTTTTTTATAAGGCAAACCTTGTTCTTTAAGGTCTTTTACCAGTTTCAATTTTTGATACAGTGCTGCGTCTCCACCAAAAGCCATAGCACTCACAATTGTATTCAGTTCTTCATCGTTAATAGGCAAATCCATTAGGCAAAAAAGAGTTCAAGGTTTACAGTTTTTTCTACACTCCAACCAATGGAGTCTAGAATAGTTTTCAACGGTTCGAGAAATGACTTCTCAAACTGTAAGTCATAATCCACATATTTGTCAAGACCAAGTTCTTTGGGAAACTCCTGAATGAAAGAGATAACATTTTCTTGAAGTGGATTTGGTTTTTTCAAATAACAAAATTTGATTTTCTCTCCGTTATTAATCAAAGAGTATTTCTGAGTCAGGTTATTCTTCTTGATGTAATGATTAAAGAGAAGAGCACCACGAGCGTGAATTGGAGTTCCTTTTTCATAGATTGAATTCACACTTTTGTGTTTGTCAACATTACTGACTGTACGAGGAAAAGAAATGTCTTCTGGAGGAAGTGACTTGAATTCTTTCCGACTTTTATCAATAAAGTTGATTACATCATCTTCAGTTCCACTCATCATCAACTTGAGACAATCCTTAATCATTTTACGACAAGGGCTAGGAGTTGATGATTTAACGGCTTCGATACCCATAATCTTGAGTTTGGGTTCTGCATATCGAACACCTTCACTATCCCATACATTGAGAATGTATCGTTTCTTTGCAGTCCAGATACCACGGTCAGCAATGTTTTCCCGTTTCATTGACATCTTCTGGTCGTATGCATTCACATACTCAGCAAGTTCTTTGTAGTTCTTTTCAATGTAGGGTTCAATCTGATCCTCACAAGCTTTGTTGAGAAAGTCAACAACTTTACTTCTGTCGGTGACTCCATTCGGAAAGACACGATCAACAAGTGGGCCAAGATTGAGATAGATACTATCCGTATCAGATGCAATTACATAATCCACATCTTCTGTTTTGAGAATCTTATTGAGATACTCATTCATTCGATTCTCAATCCATCGAATACTAACTTGACCCGATAGAGTAATCGCTTCTGCATTTGCAAGTTTGTAGTATCGGAAGTATTGATTACCAATGGCACCATAAGCAGAGTTCAAAGAAATCTTTTTCGCCATCTGAATATTGTTGCATCGTGCGATCTCTTTCTTCAATGCAACAGATGGTGTCTTCTCATTCTGTTTCTTGGCTTCAATCATCTTCTTTTTGAAGATGACACGTTCATCATAATACTTCTGCATCAACTCAGGAAGAAATCCTTGAGATGTTTTTGAATACATCGCACCATTCGCACAGACTGCATAGTCTTTGTAAAGTTCAAAGTTGATACTTTGATTCAGAATCTTTTCAACATTTGCAGTTGGATGTCTTTCTTCCAAGATGGTCTCTGGGGAGATGTTGTACTGCATAATAAGATGGGGATACAAGCTATTAAGATCAAAACTGACCACCCAATCATAACGCCCAGGAATCGGTTCCTTAACATAGGCTCCTGCATATTTGGAATCCTTGTCAGATTTTTCTCTGGGAGGAATCACAATGTTCTTCCTCTTTAGATAGTTATAAATGATCGTATCCCACATACGAACTTGTGAAAATATATCTTGATAATTCACCTTAGCGTCATAAGCCATAGTCAATGCAAGTTCAATCAACTTGAGTTTATCCTCAAGACGATCCACCAGTTCTACGTCGATGATGTTGTACTCTACAAACTTCTGCCACCCATTAGTGTAAAAATCCTTGAAAGTATCAAACTCAGAGTGATCAAGTTTCTTCTGACCAAGTTCTTGTTGAGCAATGTAATCCAATCGAAAACTTTCCTGATTGGGCGTTCCAGGAGACCAACGATACAGACGCATATAATCCAGGATTGAAAGACCTCCAATATCAACCGTGTGATTTTTACGACCCTGAACAAACACTTCTGTTTGTGTAACAAGATTCCACGGTGACATTCTTCGCATCAACTTTTCACCGATGACACGATCCATACGACCGATGAGGTAAGGAAGGTCGAAGAACTCACAGTTCCAACCAGTTACCACATCAGGCATATTATTCGACCACCAAGCAACGAAGTCTGACAACATCGAATGTTCATCACTGAACTGTCGATATTCAACATTCTTCTGAGAGTTTTGAAATGGGCCTACACCCCAAGTTGTGATTTGTTTGGTGTTAAAGTCTTGAATTGTAATCAACAACAATTCTTCACTACAACTTTCAACATCAGGAAATCCACCTTCAGATTTTGTTTCGATGTCAATCGTGAAAAGTTTGATCTTCTTGATGTCAAACTCTAATTGTTCTTCTGGATAGTTCTCAGAAATATACTGATACACATATCGTTCATTTCCATAGATGCGAAAGTTATCTACGTCTTTATATTTTTCATAGAACTCTCTGCAGTCACGCACAAAACCAGGTTGAATAGCTTCAACACATTCACCTTCGAGAGTGCGATATTTAGTTTTCTTTTGAGAAGGAACGAAAAGAGTAGGTCTCCAATCTTCTCTCTTTGTTACAGACCTACCGTTTTCATAACCTCGAACAAGAAACTGATTACCAATGAGTTGAACGTTAGTGTAAAATTTCACGAAGTAAGACCTAAGTACATATTCAAGTATTTCTCGTTAGGATCAACGAGAGTCAATATTTTATCAGAATGAATCATCATTTCACTCTGATCGGTATAGGATCTCATCCACTCAGAAAGTGAATCACCTACAACACTATAAGGGTTTATGAGTTTGCAGTTTGGTTCTCCAAGTTCTGCATAAATTTCTGCGATCTCAGAAATGACAAGTTCATTCGTTGATAACAATAGGATTTTGATTATTCGTTGGTCTTCCATTTACCTTTTCCTCATACAGTTTCTTAAGATTCTCAATCGGTTCTACAATTGTTACGACCCAATCTGCAGAACAAGGAATATTACGTTCTGCAGAAAGAGGAACCCAAGGGTAAAAGGTGACACCGAGTTTGGAACCAAATTGTTTTGTTACACCGTTTTCAGTTTCCACACCTTCGTGTTCACTCAATACCGTTGGTTCATCGGTTGAATAAATCTTCAACACCAATGGTTCATCAAAATAATAACCAACCACGTCTTCCGATGTTCCACGAATCTCTTTTACGTCTGCGATGATATCCTCACCAGATTTTAACATCACTAGTTTTACAGACATTTTTACTCCTTTTCTCTTAGACATTATAAAGGGGAACTTGGTCTTAGTCAAGTTCCCCTTGCCGACGATATTTGGGTTGCCCCTTTTTTATTTAGTCTCCATCACCGCCGTCACCACCTCCACCATCACCACCATCACCATTTCCAGAATCACCACCAGCACTTGATGCAGACCTCTTTGCATAGGCTTTTCCTTTCGGTAATCCTAATTGAGGTTTAGCCATTTTATAGGAAATTGTTTTAATCTCGGAAATGAACTGATGAAAAGATTTCATTGTTTTTTATTTGTATTTAGAGATAATCTCTTCGAGCGTGATGATCAGGAACTACCTTACCAAGAACAATAGTCAAAAGCCCATCTTCAAATGTTACTGCTCGCACTTCCGTGTCATCGGATAATGTCCACGATCTCTTGAAAGATCGTTGAGCCAATCCCTTATGGACGTAGTGGGTATCAGACTCTTTGTCTTCTTTTTGCCCTTCGACAAAAAGTTTTCCATACTCTGTGTATACATTGACTTCCTCCTTTTTAAATCCAGCAAGTGCAAGTTCTAAACGAGATTCTACGTTACTCAGTTGAACGAGATTGTATGGTGGATAATTAGAAGTTGTTTCGTGAAGATTGAACAGACGATCAAAGTATTCATCAAGACCAATACTATTGCGATTGATCCTGTCAAAAAGAGCAGGCAAATCCGCAGCAGTATACCTTGTAAGGTTAGTCATTATGGTAGCTCCTTTAAAAGCGAGTTTGTGTTTTGTGGACCCTTTCGGCATCCAATATTATTTAACCATAAAACGAAAAAGAGAGGAACGGTAAAAACCGAACCTCTCTTTAGGGTGTTCCGACTTTTGTAGAGACCGCACGAAAGTCTCATCAATATTTATTCTTCTTCGGGTTTCTTTCTTTTACCAATGTTATATTTGGTTTCAAGTTCCCATTCGTTCTTTTCTTTGTACGAAAGAACTTTAATCTGATTGAGAGGGGCAATGTCTCCACACTTTTCTGAAAACACAACACTAATCAATCCCCAATCAAGAAGAAGTTGAATAATACGATTACGACGTTGTACATCGTTTACCGTAATGTTAGCTCTCTTACCGTCTAGAGCAAACAGTTCTTTAAAGTGAACAATATAATACTTACCCTGTTTGTGTAGGATATGACAAGATTGGTAGAGTTTTTTCTCCTTTCTTGATGCAACTCCGATACGAGTCAGTGTTTCACGAACCTTCAAAAAATCATCTGGTTCATTTAGTGTCACTTCAATCATTTGGTCAGGAGACCACCTGATTTCAGGTTCAACAATAGCGCTCATTTTTTTCCTCCAGTTTCAAGTCGCTGTCTAATAGATGAAAGTTGTTCTTGAGTCAGAATATTCAAAACTTGTTTGGCTTTCTCATTACTATAACCATAATATTGTTTAATAATGTCAAGGTCTTTAATCTGATCTTTTCGGAGCCAGGGAGAAAATCTCTTCTTTTTCCTCAGACTATTTAGTAAAAAGTCATACTGTAGTTTTTTTGACAGCCCGTGATTCTTGTTAAGTTCATTCACAAACATCACACAATCAATGTGACCAGACAGACAACGATTAATGATGTAAGGAGGATATTGTTTTTCCAGAAGAGGATCTTCATCTAGAAGATTCTCTTTGGATATATTAATTGAGTTCAACCAATCCTTGAGTTCCATTATTTAAATACCGCAGTGACACTGATAACATTTGCACCAGGATTTCTTGCAAGTGCAACTTCCTTTGCATCCTTATAATCTCTGGCAATTACTTCTTCCTTAAAGACCGTACCAGCTTTGTAGAGAGTTACTTCACATTTCATCGGATAATATCAATCTCCATATCTTTACTCCAGACTTCAAGTTCAGTACGAAGAGTTCCTTCAGACTTCAGAGACTCATATCTCTTTGAAGACTTGTTCTTCCACCAAGTAATTAAGTTCTCCATATAAAACTTGTCAAAGTTGATTGGGTTTTCAATCAGTTTGTCTTCGTCACCACGAATAACTTCTCTGGAGTTAGCAAATCCGTAATCACTGAAGTAAGTTCTCTTTTGTTCTGTAAGTGATTTTGCAGTTGCAATTGCATCCTTGAACTGACTCAACTTCACATTCCCCTGCAAACTCTTGGAGATGATTGAGATCATTCTCTGTTGTGTTTTCAATTTGCGGCTGGATGCATTCTCCTTGACCAGAAGTTGATTGTTGTTCCTCTCGATAAACCATCGGTTTAGATCCTTAAAAATGTGATCGTGAAGTAGAGGAGTAAAATCACTCTGAGTCAGACCCTTGTATCGAAGATACGGTTTCAGACCATCATATTGTGAAGAAGACTTTGTGGAACCATACAGAGATGTGGTTTCAAACAAACAAATGTCTGTGTTGTACTTCTTGTTCAGTTCTAGTCTAGCTTCGTGAGAACAACAAAGCAGAGCGAGTAATTTTCCTCCCAAGTAGTTATAACCGAAAGGTTGTGTGGGTACAATAATGAACCCCATAATCGAATGACGATTGAACCTAGACAACTCTGGAGGTTGTCCAAGCCAATCGTTACGAGGTTTTGAATTGATAGTGGGAGAACCAAATCGAATAAAACCAACGATCTTCTTGGTGTTGGTTTCTACAACAATCCACTTCAAACTCTTACCGGGAATTGAATCTTCAATCGAGTGAGACGTTGTGATCTGCAGTCTTTCGTTGAAGTATTCATTTGTGAAGCTATAATCTTCCCCAGCGGTATAAACCTTGAAGTTCATATCCTCTGGGCGCATATTGAATGCATCAAACATATCATCCTCTGGGCCACACCCAGGAATGTATGTTGGCATCTGTGACATTCTATCAAGTTTTACGTTGCGAAGATATTCATCGATACGACCCATATTGGAGAAGTAATCAATGAACTGATCTGCAGCATACGTAGCATCATCAACACCTAACATCATACGAAATGTTCCTCCAATGTTCCATAGTTTAACATAGTTTTAGAAGAGTATGAGTTCGGGTCTTTACCTTTACCATCAACCTGCATATTCATAAGAGGAGACTTACCAAACTTTCTTTGGTATTGATAAATCTCATAGTGTTCTCTACTAATTAACCAGGATTTAAAACAATAATCAGGATCCTCTTTTGGTGGGCAAATAAATCCAACCCACAACGGAGTGTCAGTTAGAGTTCCGTTTAGAACATCATCACCATACCCATACTTTTCAACAAAAAGTTCATACTTCTTTTCGTTACAAATACCAGTTGTCAAAGGTTTATGATGAGAAGTCATTCTTTTATGCAAATGAGTTCTCAACTTACCCTTATAACCATTTTGTTTATCATAATAAAATCCTCCAGACTCTCCAATGTAAACACATTCTTCAAAATCAGAAGGGCAATCAGATGGTTTTGGTTTGGTTTCATTCCACACGAAACCATAAACAGCACCTCGCATTCCAACAATGTCAGCGAGTTTATGATAATCCGTAAAACGAATCCAATGAGTATAAGGAATCATTTGAATGCACACTCACACATAATTTCAGTCAATGCAGCAAGAAGATTAATCTCTTGATCTGCTACGAACGCTGACTGGTACTGATATTTAGCCACAATAAGAACGCAAGCAGCAATACTAGGGCCGTCCAAGGTTGGATAAAGAGCATCGTAAATGTGACGCAGAAGTACAGAAGAATCGTTGTCCAAGTTATTGACACACCATTTACGTACCTCAGGAAAGTTTTTCTCTTTGAGGGCTTTAAGGAGATCATTTGTTTTTACCTCAGCAAATGCAGCAAGAATACCAGAGTCAATTTTACCACCAACAGAATATCTCTGACACTCATTCAACACACGGCGCCAATCGGGAAAGTGTTTGTTGATCAGTTCAACAAGAACTTTTTCGTCGTATTCAATACCTTCTTGACCCAAGATGTCGCAGAGTCGTTTGAAGAATCGACTGGCAATCTTTGGTTTGTCTTTGTTTGAGATTGAGAAATCAAAGACGGCACATCGGGAGTGGAGGGGTTCGATGATTTTGTTTTTGTAGTTACAGGTAAAGATGAATCGGCAATTACGACTAAATTCCTCAATAGACGCCCGTAAGAGGAGTTGAACGTCTGGGGTTGTGTTATCTGCCTCATCAATGATGATGACTTTGTGTTTAGCAGTTGACGAAAGCGAAACGGTCGAAGCGAAGTTCTTCGCATTGTTTCTGACAGTATCAAGGAATCTACCTTCGTCGGATCCGTTAATGACATAAAAATCTACTCCCAATTGATTACAAAGGGCTTTGGCAACCGTGGTCTTACCAATACCAGGCGGTCCAGCAAGAAGCATATTTGGAATTTCACCCTTATTTAGAAAGTCACTAAAGGTTTTCTTAATACTTTCTGGGAGAATACAATCTTCAATAGTACTAGGTCGGTACTTTTCAACAAAGAGAAACTCTTCTTTCATAATTAAATCCACGAGGGTTTTCGTTCAGGCATACGAAGATAGTTGGTTGCAACCCAAGGTTTGGATGCAATGTATCGTTTGTATGCAGTAAATGTATCGATGGTATCATCGTATTTCCATTCTTCGGGCATCGCACGAGCGAATGGTGTCACTTCTGTAATCTTACCTTTGGGAAACAAATAGTATGCATCCACAAGAGTTTTATAACAGGAGTGAGTTTTATTATATCGCAAAGTGTATTCATCGCACAAGTTAAGACCCCACTTGATCAACCAATATGCATTATTGATGGATTGTGCAGCCCATTGAGTGCAAGGATGATTACGAAAAGCCCCCTTCTCGGTTTGATAGGGAGTACCATCAGACTTAGGAAGAGGGCCGTAGTTATGATACCACTTGGATGCCACGATGGAAAGCATTTGACAACATTCCAGTGGCATTTTTACGATATGTTTGTCAGGCAATACCACTGCAGATTCTGCAGGATATTGACTTGTCACAAAGATATTCATCCGAAAGTCGAATCAGGTTCCAGAGCAATATAATACTTCAGATCAAAGTCTTGATTGGAGAAACGTGACAAAAGTTTAGAAGACACAACAACGTCATAAGAACCAGGAAGAATCTTGATGTTCTCAACTTTGAAGTTGAACACAAACTCAGAGTCAGTTTCACCAACGACAATCGAGAAGTCATTAGAGGTATCGTTTTTCTTATCACGAACCACCAGTTTCACAATACCAGCCTCTCCCACTGCAGACAAGTCAGGCAGTTGGTACACTGCAGCAGCCTTGAGCAGTTTGTCCAGTTGTTGAGTATTCAGTTGGAAACACACATCTTCACTGGGCAATGAAATCTCTTTGTCAGGAGGAACCACAATCACGTTCGGATCTGCAAAGAAATACTTGGAACGCATCTTACCTTCACGGATAACTGCATATCCATCGTTGTTGAAATCCAGTTCAGGATGTTGGTGAAGATTCAAACCATTCAGAAATTGGTTCAGATCATAGATACCAAAGTCTTTGGGAATCTCTTCTTCGATTGCAGCTTCCGCCAAGATATTCTTCATCACAGAAATGGTGCGAAGAGAACTACCCTTCTTAAACAGAATGGACTGATTGATGGAGGAGAAGTTCTTGAGAAGAGTCAGAGTTTTTTCAGAAAGTTTCATAGGTTCCCGTAGTTTCATTGTGAAGACCAGCAAAGTGGTAGAGGAGAATACAGTAATGAATCGCCTTTAGAATGTCAAGACGCGACTTACCACCTTTCCTACCGAAGCGAGAAAGATATTTGATGGCGTTTGACCGAGTAAAAGGTTCAGCATCACCAATACTCTCAATCAAATCAAGAGTTTGAGTCTTGGATTGTTCAGAAGTATAGTGGGCTTTATACGTACTGACAAGATACTCTTCAATGTTCTTCAGAGTCTTGTCTTCATTGTACTTCCAAAATCCATTTGGATTTGTGTTATCACTCATAGTAATAGTAAAAGTTGTGTCAGACATTAGAGGGGAGGCACAATAACCTCCCCCAATTATATCAGAAAGGGGCGTCTTGAGCAACCTCTTGCGAAGGCATTTGGAAATCAACGTCCACTTTGTCATAAAGTTCCAAGAACGACTGTTTGGTTTCATCATCGAATCGAGCGGTACAAACATCGATCGCCTTTGCCTTGTTACCAAAGATACTGTAGGCACGGATGATGTGAACCAAGCGACGAGTGGAAATGATCTCTTCGATACCACCATCGTAGAAGGTCTTACGGATGATATCAGCCCAATCAACAAGCCGTTTGCAGAAGTCACGATCTTCTACACCCAGATCCAGAGCGATACCTTCAAGGATCTTCTGTTCGGTTGCAGGAGCGGGATAGGACTGTTCAAAGGTCACAGGGAAACGCTCAAGGAACGCTTCGTTGAGAACATTGGTGCCGATGAAGCGACCATCATCACTACCCTTACCTTTGGTATTGGCAGTGGCGATCACATTGAAACCAGCAGCGGGTTTCACGAAACGACCGATCTTCTTCAAGAAGACACCCTTACCTTCAAGGATGGACTGAAGACACAGGATTTTGTTAGAAGCAAGGTCAATCTCATCCAGAAGCAGGATCGCTCCACGTTCCAGTGCCTCTACAACGGGGCCATTGTGCCAGGCAGTTTCACCATTCACCAGACGAAAACCACCGATCAGATCATCCTCATCAGTCTCAATCGTGATGTTGACACGAATCATTTCACGTTTGAGTTGAGCACAAGCTTGCTCAACCGAGAACGTTTTACCGTTACCCGAAAGACCCGTAATGAACGTAGGGTAAAAGATACGGGACTGAATAATTTTTTTAAGATCGTTAAAGTTACCAAACTTGACGAAGGTATCATCTTTATCAGGAATGAGATTTTGTTCAACGACAGGAATCACAGCGGGAGCAACAAAACTACGCTCGATCTGTTCAACACGTTCTTGAGTCACTTCCAGATTCCAGCGACCACGACCAGTTT